GACACTGATCGACGCGTGGGCGAGCTGCGCGAACGGCAAGTGCGCCGGGTACAAGCAGGAGCAGGTCCAGGCGATCGAGACCGAGACGCAGTTCAGCTACATCGACCTGGGCGGCGACCTGCCCGGGATCGAGCGCTCGACCACGGTCCTGCGCTTCAACGACCTGGCCGACGCGCAGTGTCCGCACTGCGGTGAGCCACGCTTCGTCACCGACCAGGTGCGGCCGATCTACCAGAACATCTCCGGGCAGCCGCAGGACTACCTGCTGCACCAGCACGACGCCAACGAGAAGGTCCGCGACCTCGAGCTGGCCAACGCCAAGGCGATGGCCCAGATGGCCCAGATGCAGGCCACGATGGAGCGCCAGAACGTGATGATCGAGCGCCTGCTGGCCCGCGAGGAGACCGAGGTCCCGGCCAAGCCGAAGGGCCGGCCGACCAAGGACGAGCCCCAGGCGTGACCGCGCTGGCCGTCGCCGCCGCGGCCGAGCTGCTGGTGATCGCCTTCCTGCTGTGGGAGCGCAGGGGCGCGCAGGCGCCCTTGCTGCGCGCCATCGAGGGCCTGTGCCAACGCGTGCAGGCCCCCCAGGCCGCCGTGGTGGCCTACGACGAACAGAGCCGCGAGCGGCGCGACGAGGAGTACGCGCCGCCGGCGCTCGAGCCCGAGGACGACCAGGGCTACTGGGCCACGCGCGAGCAGATGGCCGAATACGAGATGAGGGCCGAGATCGCCGGTGGCCGCGACAACTGACCAGTACGAGCGCCACGACGGCGACAGCGCGCCGGCGCCGCGCATCCCGATCCCGCTGCCGCCTGACCTCTACCTGGAGACGGTGCGTGGCCGGCAGGTGATGAAGCGAGACGCGGCCAAGCGCCGGCTGTGCATCCGCTTCGAGCGCGGCGATAGCTTCTGGTACGTCACCGATCGCTCGCAGCTGGACTACACGCCCACGATCACCACGGCGACGGGCGGGGGCAAGCCGCCGCACAAGATCAGGAACACCTACAACTTCATCCGCCCGATCGTGGACGACAAGGTGTCCGCGGCCACGCAGCGGGTGCCGTTCTTCGAGGTCGACCCGGCGACCTCGGACCCCGAGGATGCCGGCGCGGCGAAGCTCTCGGAGAAGGTCTGCATCTACGGCTACGACCAGTGGCGGATGCGCAAGACGGCGATCGACGCCGTCAAGACCGCCGTGGCGCACGGCGGCGCCAGCTACACGCTGCCCTACTGGGAGCCCAACGTCGGCCCGTACACCAACGTCAGCGGGCGGTGGGTGGGCAACGGCGATGTCCGGCTGCTCGTCCTGAACGGCAACGAGGTCTACTGGCAGGCTGGCTCGGAGTTCGACAAGGCGGCCTGGTGGGCGGTCGAGCGCGCGCGCGCGATCACCGAGGTCAAGCAGGTGCCCGGCTACGTGGGCGGCGAGATCGCCGCCAACGCGTCGACCTCGGACATCCCCACCGACAAGCACCCGGCCGACAACCAGGTGATCGTCACCGACCTGTTCGAGCGCCCGTGCCCGAAGTACCCGCGGGGGCGCTGGTTCACGATCTACAACGGCCAGGTGATCGTGGACGCGCGGCTGATCGACCCGCGCAACGAGAACGTCTGGCAGGAGTACCCGGTCCAGGACGCCGACGGCGAGGTGGTGGACGAGCCGCTGCTGCACCGCCTCGTCTACACGCACGACCCCGACGACGACGACGACCTCGGCCTGGTCTGGCAGCTGATCGACTTCCAGCGCGCCGCCCAGGACTGCATCAACAAGATGCTCGAGTACAAGAACCGGGGCCTGAACCTGCAGATGCTGGCTCCGGTCAACAGCCTGATCAACCGGCCGGATGACGTCCCCAACTCGGTCCGCTACTACAAGCTCTCGCCCAACGGCGAGAAGCCGCAGTGGGAGGACCCGCCTTCCGGGCAAATCCTCAACGCGCTGCAGCAAATCTTCAACCTGATCATCGAGCAGATGGGTCGGGTCGCGTCCTACGAGGACGTGCAGGCCGAGTCAAACGTGGCGGCCCGGACGACGCAGGCGGTGATCGAGCAGTCGATCGCCCGCTGGCAGAGCTTCCTGGGCGACCTGGCCGAGTGGTGGTCGCGGCTCATGCGTCACTGCCTGCTGCTGGTCGCGCGCTACTACAACGAGCCCAGGACGCTCGACATTCGCGGGCGGATGGGCGCCGAGTCGGTCAAGGACTTCAAGGGCGCCAAGCTGATGGGCCAGACCAACGTCCGGGTGTTCCCGGGCAGCCTGGAGTACCTGACCCGGGCCCAGATCATGGCCAAGGTCCAGTACTACGCCGCGATGCAGTGGATCAGCGGCGAGCAGGCGATGGCCGCGGTCGAGGGCGGGATGGCGGAGAAGATCACCGAGGGCTACGACCTCGACGTGGCCAAGGTCAACCGGATCATCGCCCGTATCCGCGACGGCACGGTCATGGACATGCCGACGCGCCAGGAGACGCAGACGGTCACCGACCCGATGTCAGGCCAGCAGTTCCAGGTGGCGATCGAGGTCCCGGTCTGGATGCCCAACGACTGGGACAACAACGAGGTCTGGCAGCAACAGCTCGCGCTGTGGCTCAAGACGCAGGACTACGAGATGACGGCCGCCGCCCACCCGGAGCGCGGCGAAGTCGCGAAGTTGATGTGGGCCGGCCTGAAGGACCTCGAGGCCCAGCAGGCGCAGCGTGCCGCCATGCAGCAGATGGCCGTGGCGCAGTCGCTGGGCATGGGCAACGCGTCGGCGCCGCAGGGCCCGCCCGGCCCGCCGTCGATGCCCAACGCCGCCGGTCTGCCGGCGAGCGGCCAGAACACACCCGGCAGCGGACCGGGGTCCGGCGACTACGCCGGCGGCACCGCCAGCTGAACCACTTCCACAGGGACCAACGCCGAACACGCCTATGAGCACTCGGCTCGATCCAAGGAGCACCAACGATGGGTGATCAGGGACTCTCCGAGGAGAACACCCCTGCTGTTGCCGGCCCCGGCGGGACCGGCGAAGCCGAGCAGGTCGCGCAGCCTGAAGTGCCGTGGCAGCAGCGCTACACGGACCTCCAGGCCGAGTACACCCGCAGTCAACAGGAGAACGCCGAGATGCGGCGCCAGCAGGAGCTGTACGACCTGCTGGTCTCCACCGAGGACGCGGACACTCGCCGCCAGGTCGCGGAGCGGCTCGGCTATCAGCTCGAGGAGGAGGCCCAGGCCGCCGTCCCCGATCCCGACAACCCGCTCGCCGTCTACGACGAGCGGCTCGCGCGCCTGGAGCAGCAAGCCACGGCGCGTCAGCAGGCCGAGCTGGAGGCCACCCACGCCGCCGACGTGCGGACCAGGGTGGACGCTCAGCTCGAGAAGCTGGGGATCGACAGGGACGACCAGGACTGGGTCCTGGCCTACGCGATCAACGCGTTGCCGCCGACACAGGACGGCCTGCCCGACGTGGAGCAGGCCAACCAGGTGTTCCAGGCGCGCGAGGACGCGAGGCAGAAGGCGTGGGCGGGCACCAAGCGCGCCCCGCACATCTCTCCCAACGGGCAAGCCGCGACCGAGGTCCCGAACCTCGATGACCGCAACGAGCGCTGGGCGTACATGGCACGCCGCATGAACGAGGGCGAGCCGGCGACCTAGCCGCGGGCGTCGGGGCGGGGCCGCAACCCCCTCCCCCGAGACGAAAGAGATGCCTCAGACAGCAGTGAGCCTCGCGCAGGTGGAGAAGGAGGTCTGGACCTCCCAGCGCCTGCAGAAGCAGTTCGAGGACCGCAACGTGCCGATCGGCAAGATCGCCGCCATGACCGGCACGATGATCGGCCGGCAGGCGCAGACCCCGGTGTGGCCGGGGCGTTCGGGCGCCTTCACGTCGGTCGGCGCGGCCGGCGGCAACCTCAACCCGGCGCAGCAGCAGCCGATCGCCCAGGCGCTCTGGACCCTGGTCTACAACTGGTTCCAGATCGAGCTGGACACGTCGGTGCTCGCGCAGGCGTCTGGTCAGAACGCGCAGTCGATCGTCGGGGGCAAGGACCTCGAGATCGAGGGCGCGATCGAGAACACCAAGCACCAGATGTCGCGCATGATCATGACCAACGGCGACGGCATCGTGGCGGCGTTCGACACGACCGCCTCGGCCAACGTGCTCAAGCTGGTCAACGCGGCCGGCGAGGGCGCGGCCTACGGCTACTCGGCGGCGGTGCGCGGCTGGCTGTTCAGCGGCCTGCCGATCGACATCGGCACTACGGCCGACCGGGACGCGCTGAGCGCCAACAACAAGATCACGGCGGTCGACTGGAGCAACCCGGCGGCGCCGACGATCACGGTCACCACGGCGGTGGCCACCACGCTGGGCACGCACTACGCCTACATCCCCAACCCGAACGACGCGGCGGCGCCGAACCCCGAGCTGAACGGCCTGCGCCAGATCATCGGCGCCGGCGCGCTCGGTGGCCTGAACCCCGCGACCGCGGGGCAGGACTACTGGCGGGCGGCGTTCCGCGACACGTCGACCACGACGTTCTCGCTGGACCTGCCGCTCAACCTCCAGCGCTACGTCCTGCAGAACAGCAACCAGCCGGGCACCGCCGTGTGGACCGGCTACCGCCAGCAGGCGAACTTCTACGCCCTGCTGCGCGCGATGGTGCAGTACCCGTCCGAGATGAGCCTGTCGACGGGCAACGTCAACAAGCCGACGTGGAACGGCATGACCGTGGACGCGTTCGCGGACTGCCTGGACTCGGACTGGTATCAGCTCACCCTCCCCGACCTGATCCGCATCAAGTCGGCCATCGACTCGCCCACCTGGGCGAGCGACCTCGAGGGCGCCGGCGGCTCGACCCGCTGGAAGCAGGGCACGACGCGCTTCGTGGACGGCGTCGTCTACCCGATGCAGGTCGGCGCGCAGCGGCGCAACACGCACGCCGCGGCGACCGCCCTGAAGTAGCGACGGGGCCGGGCGCGGACCGTACCGCGCCCGGCCGTCTGCCATGCCTCACCTGCTGGTTCCCCCCACCGTCGCCTACGAGCTGGCCCAGCGCACCCTGAGCTTCCGCCAGGACGTGCTGCGTTCGATCCGGCTGGACGACGATGACCCGCTACTGGCCGAGTTCACCGCCCGGCTGCAGCGCATCGACCCGAGCATCATCATGGTCCGCGCGCTGGACCGGGTCGTGCCGGGCGTGCCGATGCGCCCCGGCTACTACCACCTGCTGATCGACAACGGGATGTCGGTCCCCTTGACGGTGACGCCGATCGAGGGCGACGACGGCGAGTTCGTCGTGCCGACGTCGCGCGTGTTCGAGAAGCTCGCCGCCGGCAACATGCACGACGACCGCAACTGGGAGCGCTGGGCGCGCTACCAGCGCGAGGTCTACGAGGCGAACGAGCGCGAGAAGGCGCGCGACCGCGAGGAACGCATCGACCACCGGGTCGAGCTGGTCGACGCCTACACGCGGACCAGCGTCCCGGGCACTGGCGCCGGTCCGTGGACGCAGAACCAGGCCGGCCGACGTGACGCCGGCGAACGCCACCTGAAGGCGGTCAAGTGAACGCCGGCGAGGCCTGCGCGGCGGTCATGCAGCGGGGGTTCGACTACTTGTCCAACCCCCAGCTCATGCTGATGCTCAACACGGCCAAGGACGTGTTCGAGGACATGTACGAGTGGCCCTGGCTGCTGGTGTCCTACAGCGGTCGGACGCCGCTGGTGCTCATCCCGCCGCTCAAGTTCGTGCAGTCGGTGTTCCTGACCGGCACCAACGTCGAGCTGCTGGGGCTTGACGCGCGCCAAATCCATGAGGGCGTCACCGACCCGGCGCAATCGGGCACACCCGAATACTGGTACCTGTTCGGAGAGAACACGCTGCTGGTCTGGCCGGGCCTAGGGGCCGACGTCGGGGTCTGGTACACCATGGACTCGCCGCCGCTGGTCAATCCCGGCGACACGCCGCTGATCCCCGCGCGCTACCACCACCTGTGGATCGACCTGGCGGTGGTGGAGGCCTACAAGGACTCCGACAACTACGCGGCGGCGGGCGCCCTGCGCCAGGACGTCGGTGCGTCCATGCAGGATGTGATCGGGCGCTACGAGACGCGCAACCGTCAGCACTCGCCGCTGATCTCAATCCGGGCCGGGAGCGAGGACGAGTAGATGTCGGCCCCCGGAGCATCGGTCGCCTTCATTGCCGGCTACCGGCCGTTCCAGTTCACCGACTTCTCGGGCGGTCTGAACCTCAGAGACAAGGCCGACGCCGTGGGCGACAAGGAGGCGATCGACCTGCTCAACGTCACGTTCACCGAGCGCGGCGCGATCCGCCAGCGCGACGGTTACGTCGACTTCACCCTGGCCGATCTGACCAACCGCGTGGACAGCCTCTCGCCGTTCTACACGGTGGCCGGGACGCGGCAGCTCGTCGCCGGCGCCGGCACGCGCCTGGACGTGGTCGACGCGGTCGGCAACCCGGCCGGCGCCGCCACCGGCCTGACCGGCGGGCCGTACACGTTCGCGCGCTTCGGTGACCCGACGCATGAGTGGCTGTTCGCGGCCAACGGCAAGGACACGCTGCGGCGCTGGGACGGCGCGGCGTGGGACACCGGCGCGGCCTCCGCCGTCGTCAACGCGCCCGTCGGCTCGGCGCCCAACGGGGCGATGCCCAAGGCCGGCGCCGTGTGCGTGCTGCCCTCCACGCCCGGCTCCACGTCGGGCACCAACGCGTCCAACCGGCTGATCGCCACGGCGTTCGGCACGCAGGCCACGGCGGGACCGGGTGGCGCCGCGACGACACCCAGCCGCGTCTACTTCTCCAACGCCGGGCAGCCGATGGTCTGGGAGTGGGACGGCGACCCGGGCGACGTCGCCACGCAGCGCCCGCCCCGCGGACGCAACTACAAGGACCTCACCCCGGGCGACGGCGAGGCGATCCTGGCGGCGGTGGCCTGGCGCGAATTGGCGTTCATCTTCAAGGAGACGAAGTTCTTCATCTTCTGGGGCGAGGGCGAGGGCGACGACGGCACGCCGGCGTTCCAGGTGCGCGAGGTGGCCAATGCGATCGGCCTGGCCTCCCCGCAGGCCGTAGCCGTCGGGCGCGACGGCGTCTACTTCATGAACCGGCGCGGCGTCTACCGCAGCTCGGGCGGCGACCCGGTCCTGCTCTCTGACGTCATTAGCCCGATGTGGACGCAGGACCCCGACGTCTACTTCCAGAGCGAGGCGATCAACCTGTCTGCGCTCGCGCAGGCTCGTGCGCTGTGGCATGAGGAGCGCCTGTACCTGGCCGTGCCGACCGGGTCCTCGCCGGCCAACGACCGCGTACTGGTCTACGACACCCAGCATGAGTGGTGGTCGCTGTACGACTGGCCGGCCTCGGCGCTGACGTCGTTCCGCTTCGGTGAGCGCGAGGACCTGCACTTCGGCTACGCCACCGGCCCGCAGCGGATCGGCCGCCAGGGCGTCGGTGTTGCCACCGATCGCGGGCTGCCGATCGCCTCGCGCTGGCGCTCGGGCTGGTCGGACTACGGCAGCTCGCAGCAGCGCACGCTGCGCGAGACCAAGGTCTGGGGCTCGGGCGCCGTGTCGGTCGGCTTCGCCACCGACTTCAACCGCACGTTGCGCGGCGACATCGATGTGCGCTTCGGCCTGACGCTCAACTGGCCGGCGATCGGCACCTGGGACGACTGGATCGCGCTGGGTAACGGCGTTTGGCCAGGCGGCGGGCAGGTGTCCAGCGCGCAGGTCCGTTACGCCACGCGCGGGACCGTGTTCTCGACGCAGTTCTCCAACAGCCCGTTCGCCGCGACGTGGTCGGTCCACCGCGTGGCGCGTCACCTGCGCGAGGTCAGGGAGGCCAGCATCCGATGACGGTCCCGAACTTCGACTTCACGACCGGCAACCCCGACAACCTGATCGGCGGCTCGCCGGCGGCGATGACCGACATCCAGGGGCCGCTCTACGACCTGCGTTCGTTCCTGAACGCGCAGGTGGTGGCCGCGATCAACGGCGCCAACGTGTTCGTCACCTCCCTGCCGGCCGCCCCCTCCGATGGTCAGGAGGCCTACTACGTGGCCGACGCCGCCAACGGCGTCGTCTGGCACCTGATCTACCGCGCTGATGACCCGTCGGCCTACAAGTGGCAGTGCGTCGGCGGCCCGCCGGTGCGAGCCGAGTGGTCGGGGAGTGACCTGATGCCAGCCGGCGGCTTCGATGTGTTCCCGCTCTCGCACGGGCCGCAGGTCACCGTCCCGCTGCCCGGCGAGTACCTGATGGGCGTGGGCTGTCGAATCACCCCGGTCAGCGGCGGCTCGGCGTCCGTGGGCATCCGCTTCGGCACGGCGGCGATCGACAACACGGACATCTTCACCTACCAGACCATCTCCGGGAGCCCGGACGGGGACTGGTTTGCCACCGAGGCCCTCCGCACGATCGCCGCCGCGGCGACGGTGGCCAGGATGGAATGGCAGTGCGACCAGTCCACCGGCTACGCGAACCGTAGCCTGGCCTTCCGGCCCGTCCGGGTCAAGACGCCGTGACCGCACCGCCGGCTCTCCAGCTCGGCCAGGTCTCAGACCCGACGGCGCGGCGCGCGCTGGAGCAGATCGTCCTGCACTGGCCACGCGGCGGCGGCGAGATCGGCGGCGGCGTGGCCGTGGTCACCAGCCTGCCGGCCACGGGCGCCGACGGCGACGAGGTGTTCCTGACCACCGACGGCGCCGAGTACGTGTGGAACGCCGGCGCCTGGCACAAGATCAGCCCCGGCCCGACCGGCGCCACCGGCCCGCCCGGCCCGCAGGGGCTGCAAGGGCCCCAGGGCGACCCGGGCGCGACGGGACCCAACGGCGCCACCGGCCCACCGGGGCCACAGGGCGACCCCGGTCCGCAGGGCCCGAAGGGCGACCCGGGCGACTCGACCGGCATCCCCGGGCCCGCCGGCCCGACCGGCTACGACACCTCGCCGCTGGGCTCGATCATCACCACCACGCGCACCACGTGGAGCGACGAGTACGTGCTGGCCAACGGCCAGGCGCTGGCCGAGTCGCAGTACCCGGACGCGGCCGTCCTGGCGGCGGCCGAGGTCGCGGCCGGCAACCCGCTGTGGGCGATCTCGGGCACGGCGCCCAACCGCTCGGTCACCGTGCCCGACCTGCGCGACCGCTTCGTCTACAACGGCCCGACGGCGGCGCTGGGCACCAAGGCGGGCGAGGCGCGCCACCTGCTCACCGCGACCGAGCTGCCCAACCACCCGCACACGGTCAACGACCCGACGCACGCGCACGGCACCGGGGCGGCGGGGTCACACGCGCACGGCGGCGCTACCGGTGCGGCGGACCGCAGCCTCGACCACCTGCACACGCCCGGCCCGGCGCTCTACTACATCGTGACCAACAACGGAGCCGTGGCCGGTGTGAGCCGCAACTGGGGCAGCGGCAGTTACGGTTCGGACTTCCTGCCCGTCCTGGGCGCCGGCGACCACACCAGCGGTAGCTCGAGCCGAACCGGCGCGATGGACCGCAGCATCGATCACCTGCACGGGATCGGCGCCGACGGCAACCACTCGCACTCCGTCTCCCCGGCCGGCACGGGGATTACGGTCCCGGCCAGCGGCGCGGCGGGCAACGGCCAGGACCACAACAACCTGCCGCCGTACTGCGTCCTGGCTTTCCTGGTCAAGGTCAAGGGCGTCTCCAGCTCGGCCGACACGATCCAGGGGCCGACGGGGCCACAAGGTCCTGCCGGTGCGCAGGGCCCCACCGGCCCCGCAGGACCAGCCGGTCAGGGCGTTCCGGCCGGCGGCGCCACCGGTCAGTCGCTGGTCAAGGCGTCGGGCGCCGACTACGACACGCAGTGGGCAGCGGCAGGTAGCGCGGGGCACGTGATCCAGGACGAGGGCGCCAGCCTGGCCGCGCGCACGAAGCTCAACTTCGTCGGCCCCGGGGTGGTCGCCTCAGATGACGCGGGCAACGATGCGACGAAGGTCACGGTCACCGGCGCGACCGAGGTCAACGTCTCGCCGGGCGGGCCGTCGCCGCGCACCACGGAGCTGCTGTGGGTCGACACCGACGAGGACCCGCCGAGCGGAGCGCCGCCGCTTGTGTCCGTCTTGCCCAGCGCGCCGTCCGACGGCCAGGAGGTCTACTACCTGGCCGACGCGACCAACGGAATCATCTGGCACCTGCGCTATCGCAGTGGCTCGGCGTCCGCCTACAAGTGGGAGTTCATCGGCGGCTCGCCGCTCAAGGCCCGCTACACGTCGGTGACCCAGATCACGTCCACCAGCTACGCGAACATCGGCCCGACGCCCTGGATCACGCTGCCGCTGGCGGGCGACTATCTCGTCCGCCAGGGTGGTCGCGGCGGAAGCACGAGCGGGTTCGGTAGCCGCATGTACACCCGGGTGCTCGCCACTGGCCTTGGCGTCATGAGCGGGAACGACATGGTGCTGGTCGCCACCGGCAGCACCAGCAACGACGCGACCGACAAGAACCTCTCCAACGAGTACGACCTGACGGGCTCCTCCGCCGGGGCCGGGCTGTACTACCAGGCGATGGTCAACGGTGCGTACTCGATCTTCGTCTACGCAACG